CACCTATAAGTGTATAGTCTGTTGTGCCTACGCTTCTTATGGTATATTGTTTAGATGTAACAAAAGAACCTGCTGTAACATTGTAAGCAGAATCAATATCTTCTAGAGATGTTCCAGATGTTGCTAGTGTAGATAGATAATCTACATCTGTATCAGCTGTACACCATTTTTTAGTTTCATAGTTATAGATAAGTAGTGAACGAGATCCTGATACGTTAGTATAATTCCAAATAACAAGGTTACGTTCAGGGTCTACTGCTGCTGATATAGAGTCAATATCACCAATGTTAGCGTTAGCAAAGAAGTATCTGTCTACCTTTTCTGCACCAATTCCTACAACATTTTGACCATCGCATGAATAGAACCCATCATCTGATAAGAAATAAGATATACCGCCATATTGAGCAATAGATCCACCTTCTATACATCCAATGTTTCTAGAGATTGTGTCAAACTGAAAGAACAATGGTGAGCCAATATATGACATACGCACAATGGCTTTTTCTAAAAATACAATACCAAATTCACCACCTGTAATACCTGTAATGTCACCACCGTCAGGTATATCTTGATAATCTGATTGTGAAGCTCCACCTGCTGTCCAATCTGCAGGGTCATTAATATCTGACCATTGTACTCGTGTAGGATAAGATCCTGCACCAATATTAGCTGCAACTACAAAGTCACGAACTGCTGTAATATATTTAGCAATAGGTGCTGCAGCAGCTAAATCTGCAAATAATGAAGATGAGTTTACATTATATGATTGTATTTTTTCAGAGCCATTAGCCGCTAAAGCTAAAGTGCCAAATTGGATAAATTGCCATCTATTAACACCAGTATATCCACCTGATTTAGATACATCATCTAAAGATAAATCTGATGAATCTAGCTTAAATAATTTAGTAAGACCACCTGCAAAAACTGAAACATCATTATCTACTTTTGTAGCAAATACATTAGTTAAATTTTCAGATGCGTTTGCAGAGTAATTTACTGGTGATTTAAATGGACCATATCCTACAGCCAAAGGAATAACGTTGTTAGCTTCAGATACAGTATCTAATATACTTGGTTGATCTGGTAACCATTCTTTAAATGCTATACGTTGTGTTGGCATTTTATATCTTTAAGCTCCAATTATTCGTTGTCTATCTGTAAAACACAGTTAATAACAATGCGTGTTGAGTGATGTTTTGGTGGTGTAGCATTATGAAATTGTGTAGAGTTAAACCAAAAACAATTACCAGCTACAGGTGATGCTCTTTCTATAATTTCAGTTTTATCTGCATTATAAATAACAGTATCCCCATCTGAATCATTAACATAATATATAAAAGATACACAGTCTTTTTCATTCATATTGACATCTGTATGAATAGCTAATTTATTAGTCTCTTCTGATATGTCTCTTTGTGTTAAAAGGTTCGCTTTCATTCTACGAATACCTTTAATTTTTAAACCTGTGTGCAATTCAAAAAAGTATAATAAAGGTTTAATTTTTTCGTAATGTGGACTTTTATATCCTGTTTCATTCACAATAGTATGAATAAACTGAAATATATTATCTTGCCCTTCTAATGTAGAATTGCCATTGTAATACCATTCAAAACCTGCATCATTAATTAGATTTTGTAAAAATATCTTAAAACTACTAGGTACAAAGTTTTTTACGACCATTATTAACTCTTCATAATAAATGCTAGTGCATAATAAGGTGGCAAGTTTTGGTCAGTACCACTAGATCCTGTTGTTGATATAGCTACAGAAATACCTGTAGATGCAGAAGATGTAGTAAGTGTTGAGCCAGCAGTTGTAGGAATTGAACCTCCACCTGATACACTGCCGTTTTGTGAGCCTTGATTAGCAACAGAAACTGTGTGGTTATGTTGTGGATCTGTAACTGTAGCTGTATGTGTATGAGATACAACTATAGCATCTTTAGTGCCACCTGTTTGTGTATTAGACCCTGTAACAGTAGTATATGCTACACCTGATGAATCAGAATGTGCACCTATGATAAATCTATTTCTTAAATCAGGAGTTCCACTAGATCCATTACATAATAACCATCCACTAGGAATAGTTGCAATAGTTCCTGACCACATCATAATCATACCAGCTACAAACGCATTACCCCATGTAGGTGTATTGCCAGAACCAGCTGATACTAATACTTGACCAGAAGTTCCTGCAGATCCATCTAAAGTTACACCGCCTGTAAGTGCTAATGTTCCAGAAACTGTAAAATTATCACCAGATGTTCCTGCTTGTTGATCTTTTAATTGTGCCATTAAACTACGAACAGCGTTGTTTAAGTTAGCTGGTGAACAACCTTCAGCAATGTTAATATTGCTTATATCGGTATTATCTGCTGCGGTTGATGAATATTCACTAATTTTTGTCTTTGCCATTTTTTACCCTTGTCTTAACCAAATGTCTGTGCTTGGAGTAACTTCAGTCCAAGTTTCTGTTCCTGCTGTTATTTCTGTCCATGTGTCTGTAGAAGCTGATACTGCTGTCCAAGTTTCTGATCCTGCTGATACTGGTGTCCATGTTTCTGTTCCTGCTGGCACATCTATCCACTCTTCACCTAATATTGTACCTATTGCGGTTACTGTGCCTATACCTTCTACATAAGCAAAACCAGCTAATACAGCGTTAGCACTTGCTGTAACTGTAGCAAACCCATTGACTTGTGCAAAACCTGATACTACATAACCACCTAATGCTGTGACTGTAGCAGTTCCTGTGATAGATGCACTATCAAATGTAAGTCTGTTAGCGTCTGCTGTAACTGTTGCATTACCTGTGATACTTGCAGAGTCTGTTCTAGTGCGTTGTGCAGATGCTGTAACTGTAGCATTAGCTGTAATAACACCGTTAGCAGAGAATATGCTATTAGCATTAGCAGTAACTGTAGCGTTACCTGTGATAGAACCAATACCAAACTGAACTCTATTACCATTTGCTGTGACTGTAGCGTTAGCAGATATACTACCACTACCGAATAATGTTGTATTAGCACTAGCACTTACTGTGGCTGTGCAATTGACATCTGCGTTACCATAGATAAATGAAAAGCCATCTACAGTAATGATAGCGTAGCAAGATATATCTGCACTACCTGTGCGTTCTCTAGTAGCGTCAGCAGTAACTGTGCCTGTGCAGTTTACGACTGCGTTACCAAATTGTAGTCTGTTAGCACTAGCTGTTACAGTTGCATCTGCTGTGATAGACGCACTAAATGGTAATATTCTAAATGCTATTGCACTTACGGTTGCATCTGCTGTAATAGCAGCAGAAGCTGTGATAACTTGTCCACCTGTTACAAGAGAGCTAAATGGTGTTTGCGAAAAGGCATGAAAGCCAAACATTTAGTTCTCCTTTATTTATTCATCTGCTGAAATTGGCGTATTGCCTTCTTCAAGCCATTTTAGGTAGGCTTGGTAGTCTGTGTTAGCTGGGTCAAATATAAAACTTGCTGTAGAACCATCATCATTAAATTTAATTACAGCGTCTTTATTTTCAAGTGTTTTATATAGTTTATAAATCATAATTCACATCCCGTAGCAATGATTTTAGAAGCCGCACTTGTTCCTAATGCTGTGGCGTTTCCAGTAGTTAAACCTGAAGAAACTGTGCCTACTATACGCATAGAAGCTAAAGAACTAGCATTAAATGTTAAAGTAGCCGCCAAACCTGATGCTGTCGAATTTAATAAAACAAAAGAGCCTGTTGTTGATATTCCGCTTGGTTTTGCTCGTGGTGTTACTGGAAATGGTAAATCAACAAGTCCAGTTGTGCTACCGTAAACTTGACCTACAGCAATACTATCTCCGTTTGCTGTTGTTTCCCAAACAGGACAATACCTCTGACACATTGCAAGTTCGGCAGAATAAGGTCTATAGTCAAAAGATGTAGCAGTACTGCCTTTTTCTAGTTGGACACCTGTGATGTAGAAGGTAGCTCCGTTAGTGCCTACGACTGATGTAGCACCTGTGGCTGAAATTAATCCAGAACCTGTCCAAGAACCAACTGTGCCACTATAAGTTGAACCAACACCTATGCCTAAATATAAAGCAATACCAGTTAGATTGTCAGTTTTCCAAGTTCCAGTAGTATCTCCAGCAATAGTTATGGTTTTTTGTTCCCATGTATTAGCAGATGAAATAGTATATGTAAATGGATAACTTCTATTAAAATCATAATTTCCTAAACAACCACCAAATGTTCCTGTCAAAGAACTTCTTACCCAAAAAGATAAAGTAATTGTTTTAGCATTAGCAGTTCCCCAATCAAAATCTGCAACATTTAATCCTTCTATGTTATGTTGCATAGCAAAAAAATCACCAGAAGCAACAGAATAAGCTGATAATGATGTCATACCCAAATAATTTTTAAATCCAGCTGGAGGTGTTACTGAACCAGCATTTTGTTGAACTGAATATTTTGAAGATTGTGTATTTCTTGCATACCATCTATCTAATGTATAAACATTTGTAGTAGGAGTAACACTAGCACCAGCATT